GGCTGGAGCTGCAACATTCAGTAGCACTGTAACAATCAAGGGTGCGGTACATGTAAGTGCTACCGTTTGTGCTGCTACTTACTACGGTGGTGGTTCTAATCTTACAGGGTTACCTTCCATGCCAACCGGAGCTATTCTAACATGGTCTGTTACCGCCGCACCAAGTGGTTATCTGACATGTAATGGAGATGCAGTAAGTCGAACTACCTATTCTTCCTTGTTTGCAGTTGTTTCTAGTTTATACGGAGACGGAGATGGATCATCTACTTTCAATGTTCCAGATCTGAGAGGTAAGTTTCAGGCAGGATTCCGCACTACCGTAGATACTGGATTAACTTCTGTAACAGCCGGGATGGTTATTTCAACTACCATAGGTAATACTGGTGGTGTTCAGGCTGTAACACTTGCTACGGCTCAAATGCCAAGTCATACTCATTCTATTAGCACTTATTCTGGAGGTGGTGATGTTGCCGTTGGAGCTGCCGGGGCAGAAGCCGCCACTGGTAGAACTACAGGTGCAACAGGTGGAGGTGGTGCTCACAGTAATATTCCACCAGTCATAATAGTCAATTATGTGATTAAAACCTAATGGCAACTCAACTAGCAAAATTTGATTTTCGGCAAGGTTTCAATAGAGAAACTACGCAGTATGCTGAAGCAGGGCGATGGTACGATGGTAATCGTGTCAGGTTTCGTGCTGGCCGTCCTGAGAATATGCGAGGTTACGAAGTAAGAACAAGTACTACCTTTGATGGATCGGCCAGAGACTTAATAGTCTGGACAGATTCGGACTCCAAAGCCAGAGCAATCTTTGGTACTCCTGAGAAGCTTTACGAACATGATGGAGATCAGATATACGATATAACTCCTATACAGTCTTCTGTGACACTGGCGAACTGTTTTGGAACTTCATCTGGAACGACCAGAGTATGTTGTTCTGATGCTAATCACGGTCGTTCCGTGGGAGATTATGTCTACTTTACTTCCACTGCTTCAATTGGAAGCAGTAATGTAGGTCTGAGTGGGAATGTTTATCCTATTACATCTATTGCAAGTGGTGCTGTCTTTACAATTAGTGTGAGCGCCAATGCTGACTCAACTGAGAGTGATGCCGGATCAGCCACATTCAATTACTATATTCCCACAGGTAGTTCAGTGGCTGCTGCTGGGGTGGGATATGCTGCTGCTGCATATAATGCAACCGAGCCAACATCGGTAGGTATTAGTAAAATATCCACCACAGGAAGTAGTACACTGGTAACAGTATCCTGTGCTGCTGCACATGGAGGAGTTGCTAATGATACTGTAATATTCATACCTATAAGTGCGGCTGCTCATCCAGTTACAGTTGGTGGTAATCTTATTCTTACTCAGTCTTCCGTAGGTTCTGTTAATATAGGAGGACCAGAGTTTACCATTGTATCTATTAATAGTACACAGATTATTGTGAGTGTTAATACGGCTGCTTCATCTACGGAGAATGCCACATCTAATCTAAGAACAACTGCTAGAATATATCCTCAAGTAGCTGGTAGTATAGCCTCTCCGTACAGAGCATGGGATGAACCTGCCTCTGCAAGTGCATCAGGTCTGGTAATTGAAATAGCACAGTGGAGTTTTGATAACTGGGGTGAAGATGTCATAGGAAATAGAAGGGGAAGTAATATATTCTATTTTGATTCGGATGCTTCGGTAACTCCTGAAAGAGCAACATCAATTACCACATCTCCTATTAGTGTAAATCATATTATTGTTTCTCCGAATGATCGCCATTTAATTGCTTTGGGAGCTAATCAATATGAAGCTTCAGCTACAGTGAGCGGTGCTTTCAATCCAATGTTGGTTAGATGGGCTGATCAAGATAATAGAACTAATTGGGTTCCTTCTGTAAGTACAACATCTGGAGAGGTTGTCTTGACAGACGGTACAAAAATTATTGGGGCTGTTAGATCCAGAAATGCTATAAATGTTTGGACTGATAATTCTTTATGGTTAATGTCTTTTGCTGGTCCTCCCTTCACATTTAAATTTCAGCAATTAGGTACGAACTGTGGTTTGGTGGGGCCACACGCTGCTGTTGATTACAATGGTATTGCATATTGGATGGGATATGATAACTTTTATGCAAATACTGGTCAAGTAAAACTTTTGGATTGCTCAGTTCGTAGGTATATATTTGAGAGGCTTAATACTTCCTACTATGATAAAATATATGCTGGAATTAATTCAGAGTTCAAGGAAATTATATGGCTATATCCTTCTTCTGATAGTACAGAATGTGATAGCTATGTTATTTTTTCTCCCGATGAGGGTTACTGGGTATATGGGGAAACACTTTTCACCACATTCAGTGAAGGAGAAGCATTTAAAAATACGATAACAACTGGTGTAACTGCTTCTGGAAATAATATTTATAATAATGAACCTGTAGAAGTTTTTACGGGTACGGATAATGCAACTCTAGAATCATTTATAGAGTCTGCTGATTTTGATATTGCGGATGGTAATGCGCTTATGTTTATGGATCGAGCTATTCCTGATTATGATATAAGCACTGGTAAAATTAAAATGAAAATTATAACTAAGCAATTTCCTGAGAGTTCTGATAGTATTACAAAAGAATTTGATATTACTGAAAATACGACAAAGGTAGATTTCAGAGCTAGAGGAAGACAGGCCAAAGTTAGAGTTTCTTGTGCATCCAATAATTCTAGTTGGAGATGGGGATCGATTAGATTGGGTGTCCAACCAGATGGGGGAAGATAATGGCACAGTATCCTCTTTTGCCTATAAATATGCCTACTGATAATATTAAACAATTGTATGATGCGATACAGCAGTGGGGAGCTATCTTAGGTTCTGAGCTTGCTTCCAGAGATATAGAAATAGATGCAGCTCCAACCACAAATATTTATACTGTTGTTACTGTGGGGAGTATAGGTAGGCCTAGAAAGGGTGATATTGCATACTCTGCCAGTGCTGGTAAATTCAAAGGATATGTCAGTCTAGGTTCAGAAACCTCCTGGAAGGATTTTTTTTAATGGTAACAATTGCAGATCATTTCAAGAAAGTTAATGAAAGTACGCTTCAAGGTAACTACAATACTGGACAAGCCATAGATCCTTATCGCCAAAGGCTGGATGAGAAGCAACAGCAATTTGCGAAAATGAAAAAACTGGAGTATAATGATAGTAACTTTATTGCAAATCAGACATCTCCCCAATCTAATTATGGAAGATTAAAATAATGAATTTACCAGTTGATAATCTACGACGATTGGGTGACTTGGTAAACGAGTTACGAAGAACAGACAGTAATCTTTCTAAAACTTTAGGATTATTAAGACCACCTCCAGAACCAGCAGGACCACCTCCAACAGAACAGGGGACGGGAGTGCCTCTCCAGATACCTCCAGGACCAGGAGGGCCACCTATGAGGCCACCTCCAGGACCACCTATGAGGCCACCTCCAGGACCACCTATGAGGCCACCTCCAGGGCCACCTATGAGGCCACCTCCAGGGCCACCTATGAGGCCACCTATGATGCCACCTATGAGACTACCTCCAAAGCCACCTCCTTTTAATTTACATGCTAAATTAACGGAGGAACCGCCTTTTCCATCAGTGGGTGATCAAGCATTAGAAGAGCTAAGAAATAGAGCATTACGTAAATCAGATTTAACAAAGAGAGCGAATATGCCACAACAATTAACATATAGAGATGTTATTGAAGGGTTAGGAGCAGATGATCTGGGATTAAGATCTGAAGTAGGTCTTATACCTTCGGCCACTGGAGGAGGTCTGATAGATCTGGCCGCTGGTGGTGAGTTCTCAGGAAGAGTTCCTGGTGAAGGTGGTGGTATGGAAGATAATGTTCGTATGCCAATAAAGGAAGGTAATAAACAAGTGGCGACTCTGGCAGTGAGTCCTACAGAATATGTTGTGGATAGTCATACAATGGCGGCTCTGGGTAATGGCAATCCTGATGAGGGCGCTGATGTTATGGATGCCGCTGTAAAGCAAATTAGACGAAAGGCATATGGAACTGATAAACAACCAAATGAAATTAGTGGTTTGGCATCTCTCAAGCCACTTGTAGATAAAGTTGGATAGTTTCAGAGAGAATGAATTTAATAAGAATAGAGGCTAATGCGGTTGATATTGTATGGCCTCATGTGAAAGACTTTCTACAATCAGCAATAAATTTAAATCTGGGTGAGTTTACAATAGAGGATATAAAAGAATATTTATTGAGTGGTCACATGAATTTGTGGGTGGTGAATAACCAAGAGGATGGAACCATACTTGCAGCAGTGACAGAATTTATACAATATCCTAGAGAAAAAAGACTTGGAATATTGTTGGTAGGGGCAAAAAAGAATACGATACTGAAA